TTAATGATACGGCGACCACCGAGATCTACACTCTTTCCCTACACGACGCTCTTCCGATCTTACATATATCCACGGCATTTTCATTTAAGAATTTTTTTAATGCATCTAAGTCTGTTGCATCTAATTGAACAACACCCTCTGCAGATACATTGTCGATTAAAAATAATGTATGTTCATACAACGATAGGTATTGATACACGGTTCTACCTATTTTGCCTGCTCCTATTATTGCAATATTTTTCATCATACTAGTTTATCCAGGATAGTGTGTGTTGTTTCATCATTCTGGCTACCATCCCATCAACTCCACTACTTCTTTATCAATCATATCTTTGCCCCATTGTGGTACCATGGTAATCCTTACATTACAACTGTTAATACCTTCCACACTCTCCACCTGCGATTTAACGTCTGCCACTATCTGATCCACTGCTGGACAGAATGCAGATGTAAGGCTCATCAATACCCAAGCTGTGTTATCATCTGTGACTTTAAAATCATAGATTAATCCTAAGGAATAGATGTCTATGCTGATCTCTGGGTCATAGCATTTTTTTAAATTGTCAATGATCTGCTCATGGTACTGCTGTTTGTTTGCATCGTTGTTCACAATGTCGCTGAGTGTGATCTCGAGATTAGCATCTACTGGTGCTCCACCGTCTGGCGGCATCATACCCTGCATTGCCATTATAGTTTTTCTCCTGGTTCAAATCCTCTAAATCTTAAGAAACGTGGAAATCTCAAACTCCATTCTCCGTCTGCGTCTTGATTTTGTGTGATAGCATCTGCTCTCACTTCCACAATCTGTCCTATTAACTTATCCTTAGATTTCCAATACTCATCTCGATCCTGGTCCGTAAGTCCTGATCCCACATTGGTTCTTATAAACTTGTCCATATCCGTGCCTTCCACTATGAGAGCACCCAGTCTACCTGCATTACGTCCTGTGCCTTCTTCTACATCTATCACTTTGAGACTGACTTCAATGAAGGGTTTTACTTTGAGCCACAACGAACTTCTTTTACATTCATAGGGTCCTTCAATAGGTTTAACCATTATTCCTTCGTAACCTTTATCCACACACAGTTTATTGTAGTCTACAAATCTATCATAATCGTTGTCTAGATCTACTTGTACCCATTCTACCAGTTTGATGTTAGGACCAAATTTAAACTGTTCCAACTCTCGTTTCCTTGTGTGTAATGGCAGTTTGTAACCGCCATTTTTAAATTCTGTTAATGGTAGACAATCAAAAAGATTGAGCACAGCATCATCTGTTTGAGCACCTTCCTTACGATGAATCTCTTTCATCAGTGCTTGGAAGTCATCACTCATCACTTCTCCATCGAACACCATTGACTGTGGCAGTTGATCCAACATTGAATCAAACTGTTCCTGTATGCGAGGAAAGTTGATCAACTCTTTGCCGTTACGCGAATACAGAGTGACTGTGTCTTTGTTGACATCACACACCACAATGACTCTCACACCGTCCAGTTTGGGTTCTAAGAACACCTTGCCCTTTAATTTCTTTTCGTGCTTCTTAGAATCATCTGCCAGCATACATTCAAACACAGGCACCTTCATCTGTGAGTGTTTGTTTATGGTCTTTTCTGTGACTCCACATCTTAGATCTTTAATCAGTATTCTTCTGTACCAGTCATTCCACTGTTCGTTGGTTGCTTGATCACACAGGCTCTGTACTCGTTCTCTGGCTTCGTTGCCTGTTAGATCTCTTGATTCTAAACTGTTAGACACAGTTAAAAATTCTTGCTCTGTGATTCCTGGTCCATCCGCTGTACTCTCAGGCACCTGCTTTAAGCCAAACGTTCTCAGTTTGTCCAATGCCATTTCACAGCCAACAAAAAATGCTCTGTTGCCTGCTTGTGATTCTCTCTCAATCACAGATTCTTTAAATTTTCTTGAATTGTCTGATTCTAATTCTTGTATCACTGACCAGGGCTGTTTCATATGTTATATTTTAATATCAATTACCAAATTGTCAATCTACTTTTTAGTGATAGAATCATATAGATTTTGTGCTGAAAAGTAGTTGTCTGTTAGAAATCTTGCCTGTTGATCCATCTGTGATAGATAAGAGTCATAGTGTTCCATATAATCCTGTATCTGCAACACTATTTTTTCTCGATACTTTTTATATTGTTCAAAATTTTCAGTCCACTGTGATGGATACACAAATACTGGTCGAGCCATTTCTTTATAACTGAGTCTGCCAGGAACCATAGGAATACACCTCAACAGTAAACCTTCATACCAACTGATGCCCAGTGTTTCTTGTAGATTAGCTGAGAACACCATTTTGGCTTCTCCTAATAGATTATGGTATTCATTTTTAGTGAGTGAACGCTCTTGACACACCACAAACTCATACTGTGGCAGTTGTTCTTTTAGATCCATAAAGATATCTAACTGTTTCTCTGGGGCAATACGATGTGGGAAAAGAATTACGTTTCTTTTCTTCATATGTTTATACACATCTAAACTGGTCTTTAGATATTCCATGGGCCATCCTGTTCTAATGGCACGTGAGCGATCTAAATCAGGAAATGCTTTGAAAAATATATCCATATGGAATTGACTGGCAAAGAAGTTGTGATCAAAACACTCATACATACTCTTCTCAGCGTGTCTGACCCAAGGCTTATCGCCTATTAGTCTGCCTAAAAAGTCTGCTGGATCATAACTGCCTGCGTGCCACATACCACCTGTACGAATTTTAACTCCCAATAGCTCAGCCATATATTTTAATTGTATCACTGTGGGATTCCAAGCATCTGTGTATAGGAAGTAATCTCCCTGCTCTACTTCTCCATTACAGAATGCTTCAGCAATCGTTTCTAACTGTTTAGACTTGTACACATTGGTTCCACCAAAGTTTAAGAAAGCACCTGGTGTTGTGGCCTGAGGAGTTTCTCCTCCGGATATCACTTTAACGTTACATTGATTTTTTTCCAACATTCGTGGCAGTTCTATTTTCCACTGACTGGTGTATCTTGTTTCTACACTTTCTAAATCTATTAGCCAGACTTTCATACGAATTCCTAATCTAATCTATTATACATTAGATGTTTGGTAAAGTCAATTAAACTATTAGACTGCTCTTAGGGGGAGTTTTAATAGGACTCACAGCAGATGTATATTCTGTGGCTACTTTGTCTAAACTAGGTCCTATCACAACTATCTGTGATTTATTAATAGTAACGCCATCTTTGTGATCCATAGTAGGAACAAATGCTCCAAGTGCCAGTCCTTGAGGGCTCATCATTATCACCACAGGTCTGTCTAATACTACTGAACTGTCATCTGACGATTTAACTTTACCAACAACTTCTTCACCTGTAACAATTTTGATTGTTACAATTTTGTCTTTTTCTGGTAGTTTCATTCTCTAATAATATAGTGGTTTCACTTATTTGTCAACCGGTGTGGATCTGTTTTAAATACTGGGTGAATAGAATACTAAATCCCACAGACGAAAACACTCTGCATCTATTAAATGATTACACCATGACTAATGGTAGAAACTATGATGTATTAATAAAAATTAAAAATGATTCTATAACTGCAAAAACACTAGAACAGGCAATGGCTGACACTGATGTAAAAATAGATGAAAGAATGTGTTATAGTTCGGTTGTTTTTCCATGGCTTGACCATATGAATCCAAAAGAAACATTTTTTGTTAACTGGTGTGCTCCTTCGTTCTATGATAGATTTA